CGATGATGTTGTTACTGACATTGCTGCTGATACAACTAATGATGCAAATCAAACTGTTGACTCTTCTACGGATGCGTTTCCAACTGCCGATACTGGTCAGTACGGTGACATGATTGATGCTTCTGCAACTTTTGCCGCTGCCAATCAATATCTTGGCGTTAGCGAAGCACAATGGTCTGCGTTTGTTGATGAGGTAAATGATATTAAGGCGCAGATGAACGCCTTTGAGGGCAATGAAGCTCGCGTTTTGCAAGACCGAAGCACTCCAGACGCTATTTTAGATCGACGCATTGCTGTTCTTCTTAATCAAAATCCCGGCATGACTGTAGATGAGGCACGGGCAGAGGCTGAAAGTAATGAAGCGTATCAGCAGTTAGCCGCTACTAATGCGCAATATAACGCTTTGAATGAAAGGCTAAATAAAGCATATGAGGGCATTGGTTTAGGCGACGCTGCAATAATAGGAGGAAGCGGTACAAGCGGCGAAGGCTACAGAATTGATTTCAATTTAAAAACCGGCGAAGTAACTTATACAGAGGTAGGTGGCAGTTCATTTTTTGAGGCTGCCCTTGGGATTGCAATAGCGGCGGTATTTACCGGCCCTTTAGCTGGGGCAATCGCAGGAGCCGGAGCTGGAGCTATTTCTGGCGCTGCTGCAACTGCGGCGGCTTCCGGTATTGTTAATGCTGCAACTCAGTTAGCAATGACAGGCGATGTTGATATAACGCAGGCGCTTTCAGCGGCGGCTACTGGCTATTTAAATCCCAGCGCTGCTGCAAATGTTATGTCGAATCCTGATGTGGCGAGTCTTACCGGACAGCTAAGTAATACTCCTTTTAATGAAGTTACAAAATCACAAATACTTGGAGAGATTACAAATGCTAGTGCCAACTCAGGCGCTGTTGTAGAAGCAATTACTAATGCAGTTGGCGCTGCGGCTACTAATGCGATATTTGGGGGAGACGACGACTCTGATGGTGCTCAACAACCTGATGCAATAGAAAACCAAGCTGCCGGTATTGAAAACGATGATGGCACTACCACTTATTCTGTTTTTCAAGGTGCGTTACCGGATGGATATATTTTTGACGACACTCGGAATATTGTTATTCACCAAGAAACCGGAACTGAATATGACGTTGATACAAGCGTATACGGCGTACGGGTAACCTTACCAAATATAGAGCCAACGGCAGAAGATGGTGGTGGCGGTGGCAGTGGCGGTGGCGGTGGAGATTCATCCGCAGGCGGTGCAGGCGGCGGAGCTGATGCAGGCGGAGCTGATGCAGGCGGAGATGCAAGTGGTGCTGCTGGAGATGCTGCAAGCCTTCCTAGCGGAGGTGGAGATGCTGGCGGAACTGGCAGTCCTGAAGACCCATCTGGCTCCACAGGAGTAAGAACGACCTCCACTGGTGAGGGACAGCCAATTATTTGGACTGAATCAAATCCCTGGGAAAATGATCCTGAAGGCGTATTTGGTGGATTTATTCTTGTTAAGCAAGATGGCGAGTGGGGCAAGTCTGGAACGTCTAGAGTTCAAATAGAAGGTACTGGCGTTGTTATTGATATTGATTGGGAAAACGGAACATATACCAGTGATTATGTATTTGGTAGTCAAGATCCAGACCCTGATGATGATGGGCTAGATACCACAAAAACAGAAGAGCCCGTTACAACTGGCGGTGGTGGAGCCGCGTCTAATCCGGCAGCGGGTACAGAGTTAGCTTCTGAGTGCCAAGCTAATGGCGACAAAATAGTAGTTACCGCAGATGGCAAAGGCGGTACGACAACTTCGGTTATTAAGGGGGGCTGTTTAGAAGGAGACAGCATTGACCTGTCAGTCATTTTAGGCGGCGTTGGCTCTGATGATAGTAGCGGTAGCGGTAGCGGTGTTGCAGATGTCACTAGCTCTGGAGATGGTTCAGGAGATGGCAGTGATGCTAGTACCGCAGGAGGGGCCGAAGCCGGTGCAGGGGATGGAGATGGCAGTGGCGCTGAAGCTGGGGACGGAGCTGATGCTGGAAGCGGTGCTGGAAGCGGTGCTGGGGACGGAGCTGATGCTGGAGGAGCGGGATCTGGTGGTGATGCAGATGAAACTACCGGAGATGGCAATACCGAAGACGCTATTACTGGAGATGCTAACACTGGAGATGGCGTCGAAGGCGGCATAGGCGAAGGTGATGGCACTGGCGATGGCACACGTAAGGGTGCTGGTGAAGACTCAGGATCTGGGGACGGAAAAGGAGACGGAAAAGGAGACGGCGAAGGAGACGGGGAAGGCGATGGCAAAGGCGATGGAATGGGAGATGGCCTTGGTCTAGGCACGGGTTTATTAGCTGGCTTTGGTGGTGGCGGAGATTCGCCTGCGTTTAGCCCATTTATGGCGGGCATTAGCTATGAGCCACTGCAGCTTTCAGAGTTGTCGCTTCAACAAAAAGATTACAACAGAGAGCTGAATCAAATGATTGAAGAGCTTTCTAGGTCAAACAGAATGCTTACAAACACTAAAGGTGTGGCATGACATATTTAAACTTAGTAAATAATGTATTGCGTAGACTTCGTGAAGACGAGGTAACAACTGTGGCGTCAAATGCCTATAGCAAGATGGTTAGCGATTTTATCAACGACTCTAAAGAGCTAGTTGAGACTGCATGGGATTGGTCTGCATTACGACAAACGCTCACGATTTCGACCGTGGCCGATGACCACACCTATTCACTGACAGGCAGTGGTGACAAGGGTAAAGTCTTTAGGATTATCAACGATACATCTAACTGTGAGCTGCAGTATCAGACGCAGGCATGGTTTGATAACGAGTTTTTTGTAAACAACCCAGTATCTGGTGCGCCTAAGTACTTTACTTATAACGGTGTAGATTCCAACGGCGATACGCAAATTGACGTATATCCTAAACCTGACGGTGTTTACTCGCTTAAGGTCAAGATTGTTAACCGTAATGTTGCACTAGCCTCTGACTCAGACACGTTGGCTATTCCTAGCCAGCCCGTCATTCACATGGCGGTAGCTTTACTTGCTAGAGAAAGAGGTGAGACGGGCGGTACGTCTACGCCAGAATACTTTGCTATTGCGGATAGATACTTATCTGACGCGATTGCTATGGATGCACAGAAGCATCCTGAAGAAACCATTTTTTATACGCCGTAGGGGATTGTAGATGGCACAGCCTTTACAAAGTATTAATTTGATCGCCCCTGCATTTAAGGGCGTCAATACAGAGGATTCGCCTTTGGCGCAGGATCCTTCATTTGCTGAGGTTGCAGACAACGCAATCATTGATCGGCGTGGCCGACTTGCGTCTCGAAAGGGCAACACTGTTACGACCACCAATAAAACAGCCCTTGGCACGGACTACCTTCACAATATCCATGAGTTTTATGACAGCTCAGGCAACGAGGTAATTTTTACTACCGGCAATAACAAGATTATGACCGGCACTACGACCTTGGTAGATGCCACGCCGGGCTCTTACACGATTACCGCTAATGATTGGAAGATCGTAAACTTTAACGATAAGGCTTACTTTTTCCAGCGCGGCTTTGACCCTCTGGTATATGACAATGCCAATGGCTTGAGAACATTTACCGTTGCCAATGGCGGTGCTACTAACGCTACGTTTAAGGCGCATGAGGCTATTGCTGCCTTTGGCAGGCTGTTTATTGTGGGCAACGCAACTGACCACAACACTATCTACTTTTCTGATCTGCTGAACGGCAATGCCTTTACTGGTGGCTCTAGTGGGTCTATTGATGTGTCTAAGGTCTGGCCTAATGGCTATGACAAGGTTGTCGCATTGGCAGCCCACAACGGCTTTTTAGTTGTGTTTGGCGAAAACAACACGATTATATACAGCGGAGCCGACAGCCCAGCATCTATGTCTTTGCATGACACCATCCCAGGTGTTGGCTGTGTCGATCGTAAAAGCGTACAGAATATTGGTACTGACCTACTATTCCTGACCCAAACAGGATTACGAGGTCTTGGCAGGACAATTCAAGAAAAGTCTCTACCTATTACAGATTTGAGCCGAAACATTAAGCAAGAAATCATTGCGAATGTGCTGGCTACGGCAGAGCCTGTTAGCTCTGTATACAGCCCAGAAAATTACTTTTACCTCCTGTGCTTTCCAGACCTCAACCTTGTTTATTGCTTTGATGTTCGCGGCCTCTTAGAAAATGGCTCGTATCGTGTAACTCGCTGGCCTAGTGTGGACTTCAAGAGTTTTGCGCGAGATCGGAATGGTGACATTTACATAGGAACGACCGCTGGTTTAGGTAAATACACCGGATTCCTTGATAACGGTGGTGTTTATAGATTTCGATACTTTAGTCCGGGCTTGTCGTTTGGTGACTCATCCAAGATCAAGATGCTTAAGAAGATTCGCCCGACACTGATTGGCGGCAACAATGCTGATATTTTCTTGAAGTGGTCTTATGACTTTGAGACTGCTACAAACACCAGCACACTCAGAACAAGTAGTGCAACGCCAGGGTTTTTCGGAGAGTCAGAATTCAATGTTGCCGAGTATTCAGAAGAAGGCAGTGTAATTAGTAGAAAGTCTATTAATACAACAGGTTACGGGACAGTTATTAGCGTGGGTCTAGAAACAGACATCAACGGATTTGCACTGTCCATACAGGAAATGAACGTATTAGCACTAGTAGGTAAAACATTATGAGTACAGGCGACCCATTTCTTGACTATTTACAGCAAGGAAATTACAAAACGGACAGGTCTGGGAATATAGTTTTAAAATCCAGCGCAGATCCAGCGGAAGCGGCAGCCGCCGCTGCAGCGTCATCTGTAGGTGGAGGCTTTGACCTTGGCGATACAATAGGCGGCTTGCTTAGTGGCCTTCTTGGTGCTGCTCCTACAATCGGTGCTGGCGTTGGTGGTATGGCGGCTATTAACGCTGCATACGACAGACTGGGTAATGTTGGTGAGCGAGCATTAGCAGGGGCTGGCGATATAGCCGCTCAAGGGCTGCAGCAGACTCAATTCAAGCCATTCACTGTAACTACGGGGATGGGTGACTCGATTGGCATCTCTGGCGGTGGCTTAGGCATGAGTCTTGGTCGCGGTGGAGATGTTGCTAATCAATTCCTTGATACTGCTTCTGCACGGCTGGCTGAAACACCAGCAGGCATGGCAGCGACCGACATGGCTACACAGCAGGCATTTGGTGTAGGCAGTGACTTCATGGGCCGCCTGGGTCAAACCGGAGCGCAACGTGAGCAAGAGATTTTCGATCGTATTCGAGCTACACAACTGGGGGAAGAAGAGCGTCAGCGACTAGCTCTTGAAGAGCGTCTAGCCAATCAAGGCAGGCTAGGCGTTAGAACGTCGATGTTTGGTGGTACACCAGAGCAATTTGCTTTAGCTCAAGCACAAGAAGAAGCTCAAAACAGGGCGGCGCTGGCGGCTATACAGCAGGCACAGCAAGAACAACGGCAACAAGCTGCTATTGGCTCGCAGTTTGCCGGTCTTGGCTCTACGCTGGCCGCTAGACAGCAGGCTATAAACGAAGCTCAACAACGCATGGCCTTGGGTGCTTTGACTGGCGCATTTGTGCCGCAGGCCCAAGCCCTCAATGTGGCACAGCAAGGCTTAAATGCTGCTCAGCTAGCACAGCGTTCACAGCTTGCAGGCGCAGGGCTATTTGGTGAGGCGTCTATGAGCGGCTTAGAAGCGCTTCTTGGGTCTGCTTTGGGTCAAGGTAGTCTGATGGGTAATGCTGGCACAGGATTGCTGTCAGGGGCTATAAAGGGCTCTGGAAGCGGACAGGATGGACTGTTTCAGTTACTTGGCAGTACGGTAGCTGATCCGCTTGGTCAATTAATTGGCGATGGCGTAAGTAGCGCAATTAGCTTTTTGAATCCATTTGATTGAGGTTGATAAAGATGGCTAGATTTAGTCAAGGATTGTTTAGTGCGCTGGCAAATCCTAGCTTTGCGCCTGCAGTTGGAGCTTTGGGTGAGCAAATAGGTTCTGCCCAAGCCGTGGGAAAACAACAACGAAGAAGGCAGGGTTTGTTTGACCAGCTAATGCAGGATGACCCAGTAAAAAGAGCGCAGGCTTTGCAGGCATTTGGTGCTGAAACAAAAGATCCTGCGTTAATTCTGGAAGGAAGCAAAATGCTGGAAGGCCAGCTAAGCCTGCAGTCTATCCAGGAAGCATCTGCCTTAGCAAATCAAGGTACGGCATTTGCCCAACAAGGCAAAACACAAGATCTGCAGGATATTATTGGTCAACTTACGTCTCGTATAGGTCGGACAAACAATGCAAAGACTGTCAGTTTTTTGCAAGCTGAGCGAAACAGGCTGCAGTCGCTAGTCCCTGATTCGGAGAATATCGCAACCACAAATTCTATTGATAGATTGATGTCTATTGATTCTGCCCTAGCAGACACCAACCGCTTAAGGCAGTCCATTGCGGGTGCTAATCCAAGATTAACAAATGAACAAGTGGAGACGCGAGTTAGAGCAAGAACTGATGCGCTTGAAAAAGAGCGAAGTGATTTGTTATCTGGTAGCGCCAAAGTAAATGAAGGGTATCAAAATCGCAGGCTGTCGTTGAGTCAGGCGACAGCGGCACAAGAAGAGCTTCAAGCTGAGGCGTGGTTACAAAGCAACAGAGAAAGCATACTTGCTGCCATCAAAAGCGGCGACACCAATCGTATGGAGCAGTCTATTGCAAGCGCACCCCCAAGCCTCCTGAATGAGGCTGAAGACTATCTTGCCCAAGCAACAAGAGATTACCTAGACAGGCAAGAACTTGAGAAGAATAGTATTGCTGTTAAACAATCCCCAGAAATTGACAGTTTTAAAGAGCAAATAAGCTCCATAAAGAGCATGAGTGGCTCACTAGATTACGACACATCTGCCTTAGAGGGTTTAAATACCGAATACGAAAACTTTATCAAAAAGCACTGGGACGGAGAAAAATGGACAACCATTGGTCATAAAAGCCAAGCAACGGCTATGGAAAAAAATCTCCGTGACCAAATTTTTGCGACAAAAAGCAGCATTAGTGACGCAGGATTTAGAGCTAATGCCTCTGTTAAGGCAGCCGACGAAAGCATAATCAGGGAGGCTATGATAAGAATAGAAGGCTTTATACCCAGCGACACTAAAGCAGAAAATTTAGCGGAAGTGCTTGCTGCTGAAGACGAAAAGATTTTTGACGATCTGCGGCCCGAAGAGCAGGCGCTTTACATTAGTGATGCTAGGTTTGAGTTAACTGAAGAAAATCGACGAGCAAACTTAGCTGTCATTGCGTCTGTTGATCCGTCGAGAGCGCCAGCCATAACGATTACTGAAGAAGAAAACGTACGTTTTACGCAATACAGTAAAGATGACCAAAAAGAAATCATGGAGGAGTACAGCTTCCAAAAAGGTCAAATGTCTTTAGCTCAAGTTATGAAAGAGCTTGAAGAGGATCAGTTAATAACCCCTCCTGAGAAGAAAGAAAAAGACAAGCCTAAAGAGCCAGTGTTGTATACAAGAGAGCCGGGCTTTAGATTTATGGACAGACTTGAGGAACGGTATGAGCAAAATGTTCGACGCATGGCAGACCGTCGATCGGGACAAAATTAATGAGCGAAGAAAGAGAACGGCGCAGGCGCAGACGCTCTAGACGAAGGCGATCTAGAAAGCCAAAAGCAGAGTACGGCGCTTTACGAGCAGGCGCTATAGACTTTCTTGAGTCGGCCGCCGGTATTGGCGACGAGCTAGACGCCCTAGCCCGCATTGTTTCTGGCGAGGCAGATAGCTGGTCTAAAGCCATTGAGGGGTCTAGGCGTGAACTTGACTACTTTGAGCGGCGCAACCCCGGAGCCTCACAGTTTATTACTGGCGCCGGTTTTGCTGCGGGCCTTTTTATTCCCGGCATGGGTATGGCAAAGATTGCCAAAGCTGGAACTGCAGCAGAAAGGGCTAGGAAGGCAGCGGGTTTAGGTGCGGTAGAGGGCGCAGCATACGGCTTCCTATCAGGTGAAGAGGAGGGTCGTGCTACTGGCGCATTGCTGGGCGGCGCCTTGGGTGCTGGCATTGGTGGCGCGTCTGGCGCGTTCCTAACCAAGGGCGCGGACGATGTGCAGTCAGCCGCTGCTAAGGTAGATGACGCTGAAACTTCTTTTATAGGCGGCGAAGACGGGTTTGTCACAGTAACCCAGGCCACTGAAAGATCAAAACCCGGATTTGAAGTAGACACAAGCACTCAAAAAAGACGCACTAGGCGCGTGTTTGCAGACGAAGATGCCAAGTCGATAGATAGGGTAGAGCCTGCAAGCGCAAGTGGAGTCATAGGAAGTGTTCTATATGGAACCCGGCAGTGGCTTGTTAAAAACGTAGGAGAAAGAGCCGCAAAGCTCGCAGAAGATGCAGAGACAATGATCCGCCACGATCGAAGGGCACTGGATGATGTCTTTGAGAATACCTTCTCTGATGCTTATAAGTTGTTTGAAGATAACAAGCAGCTAAAGCTCCTCAGCACCAGAATGAACAAGAGCATTTCCAAGAAGCAGCGAGTTACTTGGAGGATGTTTAATGCGGCCGCCAAAACGCCGGAAGAAAAAGCAGCGGTTAAGCAAGTAGAAGAGCAAATCAAAACTCTCCAAGGCTTGGATTTGGTTAAGGGCTCTCCTGATTACTTCCCGACAAAGGGCACGGTGGGTAACAAAAACCTTGGCGACATGACTGTATCGGATTACGTCAACCCGATCGACGCAATCAAGGAGATGGCCGAGGATGTTATGTCCGCCAGGGCACTGGCTCAACGCTTTGGCTTGATAGACGAAAAGACGGGCAAGCTGGTGCTGGAGCAGGGAGGGGCGCCACTTAAGCGACCTGACCCGCAAAAAACCCAAGGCCGGGTAAATTACGTCATTAAAATGATTGAGCTAAAAGCTAGGCGCGAAGCTAGGAAGCAGTATTTAGCGCAAGGTCTGTCAAGGGCAGATGCTGCTGAAAAGGCCAAGGCGGTATCTGCAAACCTTGGAAACGGTCTTAGATCTCAAATTATTGCCTCAAAAAAAGGCGGCGATGCTGTTGGCGCAGTATCTCGCCGGTTAACTTCCACTGCGCTTCTCGCCAACCCCCTTAACGCTGCGCTTAACGTGATTGAAGGGGTGACGGCCCCTATTTACCAGAATGGCATAACGGCTTGGGCTAAGACTGTTGCGCCTGCTGTCCTGCGCACTGTGACCGTTGCATTGGATGAGCTTGGCACTACGCCCGTTCTTGGCAAGGTGATCCCAAAAATCAACATGAATACAAAGCGGTGGCTTGGTAATGAAAAGCTGGGGCTTGATAAAGACTACATGGGAGAGCTTGCTAATACAGGTAAAAGAGCCGTTACTGACGCGGCCGATAAGTTTAACTTTATCAGGCTTCCCAGATTTGCTCAGGCAGTAGATGTTACTGGTCAGGCGCTTTACAAGATAAGTGGCGTATCGACAGTCAACCGCATGGGTCAAGAGATCCTTACCAACAGCGCCATTAAGCGTGGCATTGCGCTAGCAAAGAGCGGAAAAGAAAAGGATCTTGCGAAGCTACGCAAGCATGACGGTATGCGTGGCCTGACAGAAAGTGAGTTTCAGTCAACCGTTAAAGCCCTCAAAAATGAAGATTTGAGCAACCCGTGGATCATTAACTTTGCCGGATCATCGCTTAACAAATGGCAGCCCGTAAGCGCAAGCGCACTTCCCAAGGCGTTCCATGACAACCCTAATGCCCGTATGTTCTACAGTATGTTGACGTACATGAACCGTCAGATGAACAACATCCGAGAGGATATAGGGCTAAATCTTTTAAAAGCTCAGAGGCTTGGATTAAATAGCGCAGAAGGCTCTCAGGCAGCAAAGGACGCGATGTTCAACTCAGCAAAATATGTTGGGCTGTTTGGCGTAGTTGCTGGCGTTTGGGACGATGCTCGGAAGACTCTGGATCTTTCCAAAAACTCCGATGTTGAAGATGTGATTACCCCCGAGGGTATATCTAGCGCAGCGATGAACCAGTTAGCATCAAATATATCAAGTGGTTTCGTCAACATTAGGTCAGAGCAATATGGCGGTCAGCCTGTTAGTTTGGTTCCTGCGCCAATCGAGGCCATTTCAACGCTTGGGAGTGGATTGATAACCTCTGGCGAGAGGGCTTTGACCGGCGAGCGTGATGCGGCCGTTCCTGCGCTGAGAGCGCTCAGGACGTATGCGCCCGGCATCGCCAACATTGATAGGATATCCCGAATAACTACCGGACGGAGACTGTTTGAGGACTATGTAGATTAGTTCCAACTAACAATCTCATAGCTCGGATCAGTCTCAGCCTTCCTGAACTCTGCCCTGTAATGATCGCTAATTTCTTTACGCAGTAGCTTATTAGTCTTCATAAGGGCATTGGCCTTTTCCCTCAGAATGTCCATGTGGCCCTCGCCATACAGCTTTGTTAGCCAGTCAGCAAAGGCTACGGGGTTCGACGTAAACCACTGATGGTGGTATCTGCATAACGTCACTGCGTTATCCATGCTCCAGCGTACAGACTTCCTGGCTCGACCGTAGATATGCGCGCAGTCCGTCCCCTCTTTGAAACAATACTGGCAGCGGTGTTGGTCTCTATGTCTGACGCACTTGCTAAACCAGTCATCGCAGGCTTCCCTCTTCACTGCCATTACATTGATTCCTCAATATACTCATCTCTTGGCTTTAGATAACGGACTATCTCAAGAGGCGTCTCATCTACGTCCTTGAGCGGCTTGGTACTCAGATCCATCATTATGGCTATATCTTGCTCTAATCGCTTTGCCATGGATTCTGCGGCTTCTACGGCTAGTTGCGCGTCATTCTTCATAACTCATCCTTTTTAGTGTATTTCAGGAAGCCAAGGCGAATGCCCCTGTATAGCCATGCCCTGATAGAAATAAAGATATTTGATTGCCGCCATCCTTAATTCTTCTGATTGTTCTGTACAAGGGTGATTGACCAGAAAATGCAGCGTACAAATTAGGGCATGATAAATTTCACCATCGCCTTCGCCTATTAGTGACTCAAAGTATTCGCTCTCAGCGACAAACTTCAAGGTTGCGTCTTCTGGGTCTTTATCGAACTTTCTTTTAAAACTTTCTGCTATGTCATTCTTCATAACTGATCCTTCAATGTTTGTGGGAACGGGACGTATATCCCCTTCTTCTCTGAGAGCCACCGTATCAGCACCTCAGCGGCTTCGCTTAGCTCCCTACCCGTGAGCCTAGTGGTAGAGGTTTTGTCGTACATGGCCTTTATGATGGGCTTGTACAACATCTCTTTCACCAGCCCTTCAGTAAAGGGTATTTCGATCTGGTCGTTGAATGGGTGCTTGTTGGAATACCCAGCATCATTGAGCTGCTCTGCCATCTGCCTGAACCAAAGGTGGATGGCGTTGTTCTGCCGTTCACTCCTACCGAATGGCTTAATCGAATAACAAAGATGATTGCCCTGGCTGTACTGATCTTTTAAGAACTTTATGAAAAACTCTAAACTATCCTTGGTATCTACAATCCATCTATGCCCGTCTGACATAAATTACCCCCTAATAAAAATATCAATGAAATCAAGAATATGCCCACTTGGCCCACTTGGCCCCACTTTTTGGGGGCCGCCCCCTAAAACACGGGCAAAGCGGGCAATGTGGGCAAACCGATGATTTTGTTGAAGTTTTTTTATCGCCACTTTTCACCCTGCCAACGGTAATGTTTTGCATTGTTTGTAGGATTTCTTCTAAGTGTCAAAATGTTGTTTTTCAGCAAATCCATGCAGTTTCGGAGGGTCTTTTTGGTACATTCGTTAGGGTTTAAATCTTCTTCGTTCAACATCCTGAATAATTCAGCCTGACTATATTCAGCGCCGCCCTTCATCACGGACTCAAGGAACAACACCTCATCCTCGTATTTGGCGAAAGCCTTGCCGACATTGATCTGCGCCGCCTGTTTCTTCTTCAATTCGCCAATATCTTGCTCATCCAAAAACTCAACAGAGTCGACTGACTCTTCATAGCCAACGGTTTCTTTTGTCTGCCTGTACCGGAACCCGCCAGAGAATGAGATCTGGCTACGATCCTTCTCATTGATTACCAAAAGCTCTTGGTGGTCAGCGAACTTGTCGTTGAGGGGGTCAAGGCCAAACATATTGTCCACGTCAGCCTTGAGGTCGCCTACGCCCTCGTAGATCAAGCGGCCGTCTAGCGATCGATGCTTGTTACAGTGGCCTAAGAGGATGACAGTACCGCCCGCTGCGGCGAACTGCCTGAAGACATGAAGAATATCCCGCATATCGCCCTTGTTTAGCACTGGTGCGAACTTCTTCAGGGTGTCACAAATGACTATCTTGCCATTTGCGTGGCCCTCAAGCCGTATCATGTTCATTAGGCCCAAGGCATCCTGAGTGGTGCGTAAGCCAGGATCTTGGCTTGTAGCCAGCGTAATCATTGACATACCGTGCTTCTGGCCCATCTTTGCCTTCTGCACTACACCCCTCGCCCCGTCATCCTCATTGAAATAGATGACATCTGAGCCTTTGATAAGGTTATTGCGGATAGACTTAAACAGACTACCTAACACCCAGACCGTCTTACCGGCCCCAGAAGGCGCGTAGACGAGCGTTACGGTTCCGGTGGTAATCATGCCTGAAATAACTTCGCGTTCGTTAGCGAGCCTCTCCTCAAGCTCTGCGATGCGGTGGTTGGTTGCCGCCGCCTGTAATCTGGCTAGCGATGAAATCGGCTGTGCGTGGCCGTTCACTCCTGAATATCTTTCGTAGTCCTCGTAGCTCGCCATTGGTGGCCTAGCTTCGTTGAAATCTTTTATCTTATTCATTAATTCATCGTCTTTATCCACGATATGCGTCCTCCTCAACGACCTTATATCGCCAAGCTGAGTTATTTTGTAAGACTTTTACAAACTCTTGCAGTTTTTGGGCGTCCATGCCGCGTAGCTTCTCGTTTTTACGGAAAGCGCCGTGATACACCAAACACCAATGCATCATGTAGTCCAGATCGTCGGCCGAGAATGTCCTGACCCACTTGGTAGAAGCCTCAGACCACATCCCTTGCGACCGAAGGGCATCGAGCACTTCATCCTGAGTACAGCCCGAAAAGCAATGGACAAGGATTTTGTCATCTGCATCTGTGATTGACAGGCTAGGGCTTTTGTCATCATGAGCTGGGCAACACGCGATATATTCAAACTGGCTTACTTTCTTAAATTTTGGAAGGTTTGATAGTTTATTCAGAACCGAGGCGGGGCTTTCCCTCTCCACCTCTTTGCGTGTTTCCCCAAACGGGCTGAAGCCGAGCGGCCCCTTTTTGTTTTCCACTGGAATCCCTTTTCGTTGAGCGGAACCTATAACTCTGAATCAGCCAGACTACCTTGTCAACAAATTGCTGACCTTTTTTAAAGATCGCTAGGGTTGTCAACTTGCTTTATCTTGAGTTAAACTCCGTGTAGGTCAACAAAGGAGGGAAAAGTGTGGCTGATAAAAACAAAGGTGAAGTAGAAATCCACGGCAAGGTTTATCTAACTGTTGCCAGAAGGATTGATGATTTCAGAAAGTCAGCAGAGTTTAAAGGCTGGTCAATTGAAACAGAGCTAGTTAGTGCTGAGGATTCGATGGTCGTGATGAAGTCAACTATCCGAGATAGTGATGGCAAGGTTGCAGCTACTGGATACGCTGAGGAGAACCGCAGCTTCGGCAAGATCAACAAGACATCAGCCCTTGAGAATGCCGAGACATCGGCGGTCGGCAGGGCCTTAGCGTTCTTGGGCCTTGGCGGTAGTGAGATAGCCAGCGCCGATGAAGTATCCACGGCGATTGCACATGGTTCTGTAAAGGATGCAATGGAGCCGATCCTGCAGCATAACGAGGCGGCTAGGGAAAACTTCGATTCCATTTACTTCATCAAGGAATACATCAAAACCGGCGATGTTGCTGGAGTTGCACAGATATGGCTTGAGTTGTCCAATGAGATAAAAGAAGCCTTATGGGTTGCCCCGACAAAGGG